TGCTCAGTTTGAGCTGCTTCTTCATCTTTAGATTCTTTTAACTCTACTCCAGCTGGTGCTTCCAAGTTACCCGGAGGTATGACAATCGGTGGGAAGACTGGCATCTCTGCTGTTGGTTGCTTTAGAGGGATGCTAGGCATGTCTAAAGCACTTGGAAGTTTACCTCGTCCTAAATTGATGGATGGGATTTCCACTAGCTAGGTTTTGTTGGTACTGTATGAGTATGTGGCCAGCCACTGGCAGTAGGTAAATCTCTTAAAGCTTTTCTATATGCTGCCATCTCACTCGACATGGTTACATCAGATAAAGCATAATAATCAGTATCTTTTAGTAGATTATTACGTTCAGCTCTTTTACTTTTAGCTACAGTTGAATCTACAGTTCCAGTATCAGTAGCTGTTTCTACTTTATACTTTTCATACCATTTACCATCTTTTTGCTCTACTCCATCCCTTACAGAAGTTTGGTAAGGACCGCTTGTAGTAGCAGCTGTTCCAGCATATACAATTTCATAACCCCAACCATCTAAAGTTGTAGCATCTAAAACTGTTGGCCAAGAGGTGTTTGTATTGGCTGCCTTTAAAGCTGTATCAGTGGTTAAAGAACCATCTGTTTTTTTACGAATTTCCATAGTTTTAATTGTTAGGCTAGGCCGTATCTAGTTTTATGGTGGTTATGATTTTGTAAGATCTCACTAGCAGTTAATGTTTGCTTATAAATCATCATAACCCCCATCTTCCCCTTAAAATGTTCATTACCACCAGAACCACTACTTCCATTACTACCAGCTCCAATACTTAGATAGCGAGCGTCGTGTTCAATGTTAACAACGCTAGCTGCAGTAACTGTTACAGTATGAATTAATGATCCATCGATATAATGTTTAAATAATCTTTGATTGCCAGCAGTATTCACTTCACTAGTTATAGCAAGACTCATCCAAGTCTCATTAGCAACAACAGTATTATCTGTTACCGTATAGCTTGGATTATACATCATTAACTTACCTCCTACAGTAGCAAATAAATTTTCGTCATTAGGACTATCGAACATGGAATGCCAACTTGTACCAGACATATTGGTCCAACTTCTTATTACAGCAAAATAGGTCCAGTCTTTCTCTAGACCATTGGTTACTGTACTACCATGATCCATAGTTGCAAATCCAAGACTATCTGCTGAACCTGAGTAACTAGTGATATCTAAATGGTAATGTCCATTAGACCCATCTGTTGTGTTACTTCCTGAGTATGATACTGCACTACCGAATCCGTGCCAAGTAGCATTTTTTCCTTGCCAAAGGGCACCAGTTGAAGGAGCTATATTAGTCCAAGTACTAGTTCCAGTACTAGAAGAAGTTTTACCTGCATCTAAATGGACAAGTAAATTAGCAGAAGTAACAAGATCATCGCTCACTACAGGGCTACCTGCAGACATTAATCGTTGTGTTGTTTGATCCATAATTAGTTCACGTAATCGACTAATGCTGCTCCTCTATAACGAGTACCACCATCGTCAGTAACAAACATAAACAAATGCGTCTTTCCTGTTGCCAACGTTGGTGCAGTATCACCATTCCATTTTACACTTGCTGGCCATGTAACTGTTCCACTTGAATGGGTTAACTCAAGAGTGAAAGATGTAACTGAGCCAGAAGCTGCTGGATTAGCAAAGGTAAATGTACTATTACCAGAGATAGTTTTAGTAAAATAATTACCAGTAGAACAATCAATTTCTAATGCTGAAACTGCTTCTGCTACTTGCTCATACGCTCCATCAATTGTGATCCCGTCAACTGTTGCTGTACCCGTAACATTTATTCCCGTACTTGTTGTATCTAGCTTAAGCTGATCATTATGGTATAAATCTACGGCTCCGTCACTTTTAAGTGTCATTAATTTCTCATTAGCGGCACTTCTAAAGAATAAATTTGTGACGTTATTATATATATAATTATCAGTCCCGTCATGATATATAGATAAATCTCCTCCAGTTCCAAATATTGCTTTTGCATTATCCACAAATTCAAGAGCGTTATCTGACTTATCCCATACAACATTATTTGCTGCACCTGTCAGAGTGACATCTCCGTCAACAGTTAAACCAGTAAGCGTTCCAACTGAAGTAATTGCAGATTGAGCAGCACCCGTAACAGTTGCAGCAGTTCCACTTGCATTTCCAGTTAATGCACCAACAAAGGATGTAGCTGTTAACGCTCCAGAACTAGAGTTGAAGGTTAAATTTGTTCCAGACTTAGGAGCTAGGTTTCCCGTTGCACCAGTCGTAAATAAGACATTACAAGTCGTATCAGATGACTCATCAGCAACCGTAATTGTTGTTGGTACCGTTGATTCTTTAGCTAATGGATGACCACCTGCTGTACTACCATCATGTACGACAATAGTTTCTTTATCTGTATCTATAGTAACTTCGCCTTCCGCACCAGTGAAGCTACTGTGTTGTGAGGTTGTACCTCTTCTTAGTTTTAATAGTTTAGCCATGGTTATGAAAGTGTTCCGAAGTCTAGTGTTAAATTAGTTCCACTGATAGTTCCAACTTCAGTGAGATTTTTATCGTTGCAATCTAAATGACCACCAAGTTCAGGTGTAGTGTCTTCTAAAAGATTTACAATACCTTGTGCAATAGCTGCAAACGCACTATTATTATAATATTTAAGTACATTATTAGTACCATCATACCACAGGTCACCTGCTGAAGGGCTTCCCGGTGCTGAGTTAGCAATCTTATATTCATTAGCATAACGATTTACATCTGCTATTGAGGTTGCAACTGTATTGATATTAGAATTAGCACCAGCAACAGTATTTATATTAGTAGCATTACCTGCTACTGCATTAATATTAGTAGCATTAGATACAGCTGAATTGATATTACTAGAATTACCAGCAACTGATGTTACATTAGAACTAATACCAGCTACTGTAGTAACGTTAGAACTAATATCAGCTACAGTTGTTACGTTTGCGGATATACCAGCTAATGTATTAACATTAGAAATGTTCGTAGCTACAGTTGTGATATTAGTACCACTACCTGTAGACACAGCATCAGTAATTGCACCTAAATCTTCACTAAATGAAATCTGACCTGCTACTGCATTAATATTAGTAGCATTTGAATTTACACTATTTATATTACTTAAATTACTATTAACTGTAGTTACTGCAGTTATATTACTAGCAACAGTATTAACATTAGATACATTACTAGCAACTGTAGTCACTTCTGTTGCTTTAGGAGTTTGTCTATGAAATTTATAAGTATGTGTTACTGACGTAGTTTCAACAAGCATACCAAATGTAGCAGCATATGTTGTACTATTTGCTAAACCATTGATAGTTACTGTAACACCAGAACCAGCTCCATTAGCAATTGTAGCTACACCACTACCATTAGAAGTGAGATTACTTGCTAAAGCTTGTATACTTACAATAGTTCCTGTACCATTTTCAGGGTCTGGGTTAGCAGTTGGGAAGGATGTTTCATTTGCTATCGGTAGAAAGCCACCAACATCATCAACTAAGTCAATAATACGATCATTAATAGCTGCTGTAGTTGCTATGGTTGTATCATTATCAGGGAATGTATCACCATCTTTAATAGTTTCACCAGTACTTATATTGAAATATCTAGCGTCTGAAGCTGAAGTAGTAAAGAAGGATGTATCATTTGCAGTTGCAGAACTTTGTTCACTAGCAGTTACAACAGTAGCTGCATTCAATTTATCTGAAGTTATAGAGCCTGCTGCATAATGTTCATTATCTAAAGCACCAGCTGCTATGTGTTCTGAATTTACTACATCATCTTGGATATTATCACCATCTATACAGTCATTAGCTAACTTTACATGTGTGACTTGAGCATCAGCTATGTGTTGTGTATCAATAGACCCATCAACATAATGTTCTGAATTTATTGAGTCATCAGATATCTTAGTACCATCAACTGCATCTGCAGCTAATTCTGTTCCTCTAATACTACCAGCAGTTACACTGGCTGTTATTTGACCTGATCCCGGTGAGTTATCTGTGATGGTTATACTTTGACCACCTACAACATCAGTTGTTAAAGCTGTATCTATTTTAGTATCTATACGACCGTCAATAGCTCCTGTAGAAGCGATCTGAGTATTAGTAGATGCCCATGTCTCATTACTTAGAATAGTTGGGTCGCCCTTTTTCCAAGAGTTCAATACATCAATATTAGCTTCTTGAGTAACATATAAGTTTTGTAAGGTGTTATCATTTAAATCACCAGATCTTATAGCTGATCCGGGGTAAAATGTAGCTTTAGGATTATCAAAAGCAGTGCTTCTATAAATTCTAATAGCTGTTGAGTTAGCTGGAGCAGAATCAAATCTAACCGTTGTTGCATTAAGCAACGAATATGCAGTTGTAGCGTTACCGCCAAGGCTAACCTTGATATCGGTAGTATCTAAATATGGGAATGTGAACGAGTAATCGGTGGTGGAACCGTTACCCGTATATAAATTTTCAATTGTTACGGTCATTTACTTAAATTAAGTAGTTCTTTTAACTCACCCCTGTTTTCATATTGCTTTAAAGCTTCAGGGACGTTACCTTGTCTGAGTGCATTTTTAATTCTAGCCTTAGATTCACCTATTACAGAGTATTGATCATGGTGTCTTTCTAACCATGAGCAAGCATACTTCATAGCATCTCTATGGATTCTATCAAGTTCTTGATGTACCACCAACTCTTTAATAGGGAAGTCTGATTGTTTCTTTAAACCTCTTGCTTTTCTATATTCCTTCAATTTTTTGTCCCAAAAATTATCGGGAGCATTCATCATGCGTTCTATTTGACCAGCTAGATCCATGTTCATGGCTATCCAGTTATTGATTTTATACCTATCTTGTGTGGTAATAGGGTCTCCAGTAATAGGATTGACCTCCATAGTACGTTGAGAGTCCCAACCAGTAGCTAATAACCACTGTCTCCAAGGCTCCATATCACCATTAGATTTACCAAATGGCATTAAAGCATTGACTGCAGCTGTTATTGGTTCTTGGAATCTGATAGGTTCACCAGTATAAATATCTAATTGATCTTGTAAAGCGTCTTCATGTGTACCACTCTTTTGTAGGAACTTCCATTTGTTCTGTATTAAAGAACCCCAGTCGTTTTCTACATCTTTTAGTTGTGGTGTTATAGCATTGTTTAATACACTTCTAATACCAGAGGTTGCAAATGGGACCATAGCATCACCTTGGTTAACAACGAAACGTTTAAACGCACCTTCATCACCAGAGAACATAGATACTAATGGTTCAAATCCAGCAAGGAATGTTTTGTTAGCTACATTCATACTGATAGAGAAAGCTATTTTTTGATATAGCTGTTCAGTGATAGCTTGATCTATACGATTAGAATAGTATACTGCGTCTCCTACCATACCAAGTAGACTATCAAATGGTTCAAATCCTTTATAACTATGCCATTCACCTGTAATAGGATTCTTAATAGAAAGTGGTTGCCACCCCATATCCATCATCCTCTTACGTTCACCATGACTATGAGGTCCATTACCTGTAAGGTTCCCTTCAAGCGCCCACATACCAGCACCTGTAACTACAGCACCACCCATTATCTGACGACCAATGTATTCAGATTTAAGTGTAGCAAATGCTTCATCACTATATTCTAAACCATGCTCCATTAGAGCTTCAGTCATTTCCTGTACAGTTTGTGCAGACAACACTTTACGTGCTTTAGTCATTACTGGTACTATACTACTACCCGGTGTAAAGGACCAAGCAAGGTTTAAAGCATTGATACCTGTACGTGGGAATAAGAATAGTGGCTTTGCAGCTGGTACTTTTTCAATGAATTGATTTAACCTATTAGCTAGATCGCTATCTAAGTTAAGTGCTATTTCTTGTGACGCATGTTTAGCTGCTTTATCTGTAAGTAAACCTGTAGCATCAAAGGATTCACTATATAGTTTACGTTGGAGTTTATCAAAAGCTGTTTTACTAAAACCACCTTTGCTTTGCTCCATCATTTGGACATAAGCTTTAGAACGAGCTGCACCACTAGCCATCATTGAATTCGTAAATCCATCAATAGCATACATAGCATTAGTACCCCATCTAACAAACTGGTTATTGTTGTACCAACTCATACCTTTAGCCATATTCCATAAAGCAACCTTACCATTATTACCTTCCTTCTTCCATATCTCAGACATAGCTTCAACAGCTTCAAAGTTATCCATCTTAGCTTGTCTTAAGTCAGCCCTACCACGCATCATAGCAGCCTCAGGTTTAGAGTTAGCTAAACGCCACTCCTCTCCCATCATCTTATATGCACGTTTAAGGTTCTCAGCTACTCCACCATAAGTCCATAAAGCTTGTTTAAGTGTTTTGGTATCACCTGTAAGTTTAGCACCTACTAGAACCGATGCAGGTTTAAATGCAGTAAGCATACTATTACCAGTCATAGCTCTTAGAGAGGATAGACCTGATAGAATATTATTATAGCGTACACCATTCATACCTTGTACAACAAGACTAGGTAGTTCTGGTTCGTTATCTATAAATGCTTTCTTAACAAAACCTATATTATGTTCATGCCAGCGGTGTAGTTTCCAGATCTCATCTACTTTACCATCTGTAGCTTCTAAAGCTTTAGCCATAGGTTTTAAGAACTCTGGCTTATCTTTAGCAATCTTCTTTAATATTTCAAAGTCTTGATCACTTCTAATTGCAGCTTTAGCTATACCTTCTGTAAACTCATCTGATTGAGTAAGTAACCATTGGTTAACTACAGCCTTATCTTTAGACCTTACAAGTGTTTTAAACTCATCTGCTTTATTAGCAATGAATCTATTTATCCTAACTTCATTATTAAGCAGCTGAAGTTTATCTAATATAATTTCTTGCTGCCTACCAGTATTAGCAACGTCACCAATCATACCCACAGCTGCAGACGTATCTGCTATCGTACCAGCTGCTTGGTTTGTAACCATAGCTGAAGCACGCATCACTTTAGGATTATATAGATCAGTAAAAGCTTGTGAAAAAGCTTCTTCCATTACTTTGTATTCACTAGGATGTAGAAACTTCTGTTGTCTAAAGACACCATTCTTCATGGTGGCTATGATGTTTTCCATTTCTTTTAAACCAACTTCAGGGTTATATACCTGATCGTATAGTTTAGTTATACTCCTATTTATTTTAACATCTGGTACTACTTTATCTTTGATTTTAGCACCAAGTTTTGTAGCTATTTCATTATCAAATAAAGGTTGTAATAAAGCTCTAGCTCTTTTAGATACATCAGCATACTTAAGGTTTTCCATAAAACCTGCATTTACTACAGGTCTAGCTCTACCTCTGGTAGTACCAACATTATTTTGAATACGATAATTATCTATCTTAGCTAACTGTGGATTAACATCAACATCATCTACAGCTCTCCAGCTTTCAGAAGGTACTGGTTCGTTAATGAATGCATCATAGGCTTTACCCTCAGGATCTTTCATTAACCGTCTAGCAGTCTCCTGACGCTGTGCGGCAGTCCTACTAGATTTCCTACCAAGTACATTCTGTGTGATAGGATCTTGACCTTCAAAACCTGTTGCATGTCTAGCTAATGCAGCTTCTGCAGCCTCATCCATAGGTATAGGTCTCATGATCTTACCTAATGAAAATGCAGCTCCTATTAAATCTACTCCAACACTCAGACCAGCTGACTCATAGATATTCTTTTTACGAATAACATCAGGACTGTCTGTATCTCTTGTAGCCCATGGTATATCCCAACCAAGCCAATCATTAAGAGTACGTGCTATATTATCTTGCTCTTTAGAATGAGAAGATATAGATGTAACTGTTGCGTCTACTCCAGCATGAGCTGCAATAGAACCCAATATACGTGTGGCTTGAGGGATGCTTCTAGCAGCCGTAGCAGCTTTAAGGTTACCCACAACCACACCACCACCAACCATTGTTGGTACAATAATTGAAGATGCATCTCTAATAATTTTATGTGCAGGGTGATCAGATCTAGGTGAGTTTTCATCCCACCATTCATCCACTGGTTTTAGCCAAGGTACAATACCAATAGCATCACTAATGAAATCACCAGCACCTAATGGCACTGCTGCAGCTGTGTGACCTGCATTGTACACAAACCCTTTATCTTCTTTAGGTTGTTCTGTAGGTGCAACACTGCCTTCAGATGTAGGTGTAGCTTGAGACTCTGCTGATTCTTGAGAAGATTTCCATTGCTCGTATTTCCTATTCTGTTCTCTTTCAAACTCATCTTGAGCTTCTGCATTGGCGTAATTGTCGCCACCTGCTACTGGATAATCACTCATCGCATTGCCTCCATTGTATTGAATATATCATTAGCCATTGGACTCATATATTTTCTATCTCTATACATAGTAGTAGCATTGCTAGAATCATTAGTTGCTTTATAGTTAGGTGCATTTAGACCACTAAATGTCATAGCAGTGGCTACACCCATTGGACCTTCTTTTAACATAGGTTGGAACTCAGGTCTGATTCTACTGTTTGCTTCATCTGATATAGCAAACCATTTGTCATCTACTACTAGATTTTTATCTAATAGCTGACCTTGAGCATTTATAAATTTCAATACATCCCAACCATATTTATTAGAGAGGTGTATTGCTGTTGGTGGGAATCCTTTGACTCTACCATTATTCAAATCATTTATAAATTTCCTAACCTCTTGCTCTGGCATCATCAACTTCTCTTGCCATACCTCTGGGTTTTCTCTAACCATCTCTGTAGTAAACTCACTAGCAGGGTATGCTATACGTTCAGGTTTAAGATGAAACTGAGTAAAGTGAGGGTTCTGTGTCATTGTACCATTAACCATTGTACGTTCGGTTACATGATACTTTTCACTTCTCAAATCATCTTGAAACATCTTTAATGCAATATCTTTAGCAGCCTGTTGGTTACCATTAGATTGCATCAAACCCATCTTATAGTACCTTCTCATGTCATTATGACCAGTCATAGATGCTAAAGAGGAAGATAGTATATACTTAGATTCGACACCAAATGTCTTTAGTATCTGTTCTATAGCACGCTTAGAGGTTGTTTCAAACAGTTTATCTATATCATCAGGAGGTGCAAATGGATTGTTTTCCTTTGCTTTTTTCATCCATTCAATCTCCACTTTTGGAGATAAGCCAGCATTAGCAACAGCTTCTGTAGTTAACATATTATTAACTAAAAGCTTTTCAAGATGAGGTACATTGGTTGTATCATTGATAGTAGTTATAGAAGTTTTCATTCTTCTTTGTAACATCTGTGCCATTTGATAATTACCAACGTTAACTGCTTGTTTATAGATACCCATCATTTCATCGTTGGTCACAGTATCATAATTAGCTGTGATTTCTTTTTCCATTAGAAATGATTTATATTTATCATCACTGAGTTTAGCAGCCATCTGGTTTTCAGAACTGGTTCTACGCTTCATATCAGCTTTATCTATTGCTGCAAGTAAGTCCTTTATTTTTTGAGGATTACGTTCACCATATTTAACACCCGGTATATACTCATAATCATAAATATCAAACAAATATTTTTTAGAAAGTAATCCTTCTTCAAAAAGTTTTTGTAAATTCTTATGACCTATAGCTACAGCCCATGCTCTGTTTTCATTATTCTTACCAGATAATAGTTTTATCTGATCAAAATAACCAGCTGCTCCATTAGTATGGATTTCATTAGATAACTGTTGTCTATGATTTCTATCTTCATTCTGCTGTATAAGAGCTTGGTTTGTTTCAACTAATAAAGATACTTGTCTACCTTGAGACCTATGAATAGGTTCTCTGACGTGTTGAACTAATAGATTTGCATCTAGATTTCTAAGATGTGGTTGATTGATATATTCATTAAACATCCGTGCTTGAACGGCTTGTAATATACCAAGGTTACCAGTAGATTTAGCACTAGATAAAGAATGTTTACCTAAATCATTTGCTAATTCATATTGTGTAGTAGAATTATTATAAGCCCAAGACTCATAGTTCTTACCAGCTCTTATAGCTGTACCTTCAGCAAGTCCTAATTGTTGATAGCCACTAAGCCTAGATGCTTTATCTATTTCATCCCAACTAGCACCTTGCTCTTTCATCTTATTGATCAGAGCATAGTTGTTACCACCATTCTCTCTGACCTTACCTCTGATAGCTTGAGAATCTTGCCAATCTTGATGGGTAATACCATACTTAAAGGCAAGCATCTTACCATATGCCTTACCAGTTTCTTCACGTTTAGCGTCTATACCATCCCAGATCTTACCTAATGTAGGGGAGAGTTGAGCTAACTCCCCCATCCATCCGTCACTAGCATTCTTTACTGCTGACGTAAGGCTATCCATCTTAACTTTCTGATTAGCTTTTTCTGCTTTGATAAAGCTCTCAGAAAGGTGCATAGACCAATCTCTATTCTTTTTTCTATCTGTTTGTTCGTCGTTGAATTTCTGTTGTCTGTAACCTTCGTACCGAGCGGCACGTGATTCTTCTGCTTGCCACTTACGATTTAAGCCAGCCATTGTCTGCTTGCCTTCCCGTAGGATATCGTCAGCGGCATTCTCTACTTTAATTACATTTGATTCTACGCTGCTCGCCTTGGCTGAGCTTCGAAATAAGTTTGACATAGTTTAAACTTTTTTAAATGCCACGTCTAGTTGACTGTAATCGACTTGATAGAATCCATCAGATCTGGTACTTACAGACTTAGCATAATTAGTAGTTAAGAGATCTTGAGCCATGACACCTTGGTATCTTTGGTTCCTATCACCCTTATAATTGAATTCATAAATTGGTAGACCTGTACCAGATTTACCGACTAATGTTATATTCTCTTTTAACTGTACGTCAGATCCTTTTATAAACGGTGCTGCGACACTCATCGCTTGATTGACATAAGATAATATACCCCTGCTAGGTACAGTGTTAACACCGGGAACTGGCTTAGGTGGTGGTGTAGGCTTCTGTGGATCAACGAATATAGTTTCAGGTATCTGTAGTGGTTTAGATTCAGCTGGTTGTATCTTAGGTCTAGTAGTAAGCATAGAACGTGCATTAATATCTTGTTGATATTTATCCATTTCAATACGTTGTCTATCAGCTGCATCCTGTTCGTATGCACTGGTAATAGATTGTTGTATCTGTTCTCTACCGAATTTAGTTCTTTTTCTAAGTTGCTCAAACTTAAGTCCAATACCTTCGGATGCTTGGTTAGCATCTTGTACTGCATTTAATAACGTATTATTAATCTGACGATAACTTAAGTTAGACATCTTATCTTGATGAGCTAAAGTTTCAGCCACCTTCCTTCTGTCTAACATATATTTAGATTCAGCTCTAGTAATAGAATCTACCAAAGCAGCTTGGCCTTGACCATAACTTGCTAATAATGATGCTATTGCTTTTTGAGCTGACCTACCTGATTGACCTAAGTTTTGCTGTTGACCTCTAGCTTGTATATTTTCTAACCTAGCTTGTTGAGATTTAAAACCCATCTCAGCTTTAGTAGCTGCTAGTCCTTCTCTAAGTCCAGCGTTATCTAAACCAGCTTGAGTTTTATTCCATTCAGCATTTGTATCAGTTTCAGATATTTGTAGTGTAGCTAGGTTTTTAGATTGCTGAACTTTCTCACCTATACCTTCCAGATCTAATTCAGATTGACCTTCTGTTTCAGCATACTTTAAAAGCAGGTCTTGGTTCTGGAAACCAAAAGCTATTAATTGATCTTGATATACTCTATCAGCATCGTTAATAGCGATTTCTTCTGCTATCTTATTATAATCTATCTGTTCATCATACGAAGCAACACTGGCATTATAAGCTTCTACTTGATTACTGTATTCATACAACCGCATGTTTTCTCTATTGAGCCACCCGTTGTATTCCATTTGCTGACGTGCTTCATCAGCAGCTTCTTTATTCATCCTGTTAGCTTCGGTCATCTCTTGGTGATAAGCATAGTTATCTTGCTGCATCGCCCAATCCCAAGCCCAGTTTTCATTAGAAAAATGCCATTGTTGTTCTAATGCTTTTTTGTTTAAGTGTTTCGGATCTTCACCAAAAATCCTATCCCATAAACTCATATTCAAGTCCTCCTATAATATCGTGGTGAGTAGTTTCCTTCCCACATCATTGAAGTCAGAGAGACTGGGAATGGTGAGTCACTAAAGACTCTGATTGAAAAATTACCTGATCGTTGGTGTATTGGTAAAGTATATACAGCTTCACCTAATATCGCTACGTCATCAGCTAAGTATAAATTAGCTTCTTGAATTGGTTGTAAATCATACCAAGTGTCTTCATAAGCCAGCATTGTATCTGTTGCTGCTGGAGCTGTAGTCATATTAATTAAACCAGCATCTGTAATAGTAAAGCTAGTTGTATTAGTACCATTTATCTTTACTTTAATATCGCTTTCATCAGCTACATTAAATGGTAAAGTAAAATCTCTGTTACTACCATCTGTTAAAGCTGAGAAATCATGAGATTGACCACGATATCCCTTAGGACTAAGTTTAAAACCTAATGTACTAGATCGACCTACAGAGAATTTCATACGTGATACAGTTAATACAGAACTATAATCTGCTATACCTTTATCTAATTGATAATGAGTTTGAGGTAGTACTATATCATAATCGAATGTATATCCAACAATAACATTATTGGCTTGAGATTCAAGGTTTATATTATCTGCAATAAAAAATGTACCATCGCTATCTGT